CTTCCAGCTTGGACAGGTCCTTCAACAGTGCGTTGGCACTGTCAAGGTCCCCACCCTGCACTGTGAACGTGTCCCGCAGGGCGGCCAAGGCGGCGGACTGGTTGGCAATCAGACTTTCAAGGTACTGAACCCTGTCCTGTTCCGACTGCACCGCCTTTTCAATGGCCTGCACCCGGTAGGCCGCCGCAAGTGTGCGGGCATACCGTTCCATGTATGCGGGGCGTTTTCCCTTGGTTGCGTCCGCCATGCTTCACCCCATCTCAGAAAGGTTGCGGCTTGTGCCGGTGTCCAACTGGTTGTATGCGTCTTCCGCCGTTCCGGCCTTGGCCGCGGCTTCAATGCGCGCAACTTCCAACTGGTTCATCTGCGCGGACGCTTGTGCGGCAGTCTCCCCACCGGCGGACAGTCCAAGGGAAACCGCGTTGAAAATGCCCTGTGTGCGTTGCGCTTCCGCGGCCTTCTGTTGTGCCACCATGGCGTCAATCCGTGCCGCTTCCGCTTCCGCTTCCGCGCGGTCAATGTCCGCAACGGCCAAGTTCTGGTTCTGCCGCATGGCGCGTTCCGCGTCCGCTTCCGCCTGTTCCGCAAGGAAGACTTCACGCCCGGAAATAGGCCCGCCCATGCCACGGGCGGCGGCCTGTTGCAGTGCGGCGGCTTCCAGCTCCCGTTGGGCACCGGCCTGTTCCGCAAGGAACCGTTGTTCCAGTATGCCCCGTTCACCTTCATCAAGTCCAAGTTCACCGGAAGCCTTCCGGCGTTCAAGTTCTTCCAGTTCCTTGCGTTCCGCGTCGGAAAGCATCATTTTCTTGGCGGAACGGGCTTGCCCAATGCCGGACGCAATACCGGACGCGGCCTTCAAGGACCCGGCCACAATCAGTGCGGTGGTGATTGGTTCCACGGTACGCTATCTCCTCAGAAGTACCACGCTTCCAGCGCAATACCCCAGTTGACCAACCCGCAACGGTCAGACAGTGAATGAACGGCAAGCCCAAAGGTTGTTTGGGCCGGGGTGTTCCGGTTCAACATGAACGTGCCCTGTTTGGCCCCGTATCCACCGGTCAGAACAAACGGGCGGTCAATCCCAAGCGGGTAGCTATTCGACAACCCAAAGGCCACATTGCGTGTTTCCTGACCCCGCGCCCGTTGGGCGTATGCGTTGGAGCTATTGAAGTCTCCCGTGTACGGCACGATGTACACCCGGCGTTGGGCGGATGCTACCTGATACGCGGCGGTGGACGTGTCCTTGCCGTTTTCCAGTTCAAACCAGTAGTGGAACAGGCAAAACGCCGGTTGCCGGACATCAAAGGTGATGGCCGTTTGGGGGAACGGGTGGAAGGTTTCATTGTTTGGCCGCCCGTTCCCGGACAGGTACTTGGTGGCAAACTGCAAGCGGATGTTGACTCCACCCGCCCACTGTCCGCCTTGGTGCCCTGTGACACCGTGTTGAAGTCCGCGGATGGGGTCAAAGGTGGGCGGTTGCACGTGCCGTGTTTCAATCCACTTGGTGTTGGACACATCCCCCGCGGCAATCTGACCGTGAAGGTACACCCGCAAGGCTTCCGTGTTCCCTTCCGCGTTGGCGGCGGTCAGGTTGGTCCCGTCCACAAAGGTGGTGGGGGGAGTGTATGCCATCACTTCACCCGCATGTACATGGCTTGAAGGGTTCCGGCCTGGGTGTCCAAGCGGGCCGTGGATGCCACGGAATCATTCCGCACAAGGTAGTTGACCCCGCCGGCATTGTGGGCACCAAACGGTCCCGAGAATACCACACGCAACCCGTACACGGTCACGGATGAAGGGGTGGGGGCATAGAACCAAGCCCCGTCAACACTGGTCCACCCCACAGGGGTGTCAACCGGGGTTGACGTGAACTCCCCATTGTCAATCAAGTCACCATATTCCAAGGCGTTCTGTACCACGGACGTGGAACTGCAAGCGGACAGGGCGTTGCCACCCCTTGTGCCGGTCACAACCGTGTTGAAGTCGAGCTGTGAAGGGACGTTGACAAAGTTGGTCAAGCCGTTGGACGTAATGTCCCATTGCAACCAGAAGGCCCAACACCCGTATCCACTGAATACGTTGACGGTTCCACCGCCGGACTGTGGAAGGGTGAAGTACAAGGCCCCGCCGTTCCAAGGCTTGGTTCCTTCCCACCGCGGACGCACGGACAGGTCCCAATACACCCGCAACAGGTGTTCATCCGGGTTGATGGTCCACCCGGCGGCCCCAAGGGACAGAACAGTGGTGGCCGGGGTGCCGTCCTGCACCACATACGGGGCCGCTCCCGTGGACTGTCCTGTATATGTGTTGTATGCGGAGTGTTTCCACAGGTTGTACCCAATGGTGGTTGTGGCCATTTCGGGCGTAATAGGGCGGCCCGCACCGGTCTTGAACTGCGGCAGGTCAAAGGCCGCGTCCCGTGCGTTGAAGCTGTCCAACGTGCCGGACTGTGTGAACTGTGCAAACCGGTCATTTAGACTTGCGGCGTTGATGTCATCCCCGTCAAGGACGGGCGGTTGCGTCAATCGGGACATTCATCTGTACCTTGCGATGGCAAGCCACCGGTTGTTCCACAAGTGGGCAAAAGGCATCCGGTCCCCACTTGAAGTTGTGGATGCCGCGTCCTGTGACTGTTCCGCGTCCCGCCACTGCAACACCAAGGACAGGTTGCCCGGCGGCATCAACTGTGAACCAAATATCCGGCACTGTTGATGATATCCGCCGCCGCGGCGTTCACCGATGTTGACCCCGTTGACCAGGATACGCATACCCATATAGTTGGGCGTTCCGGGCCGTCCGTCGTTCCGCCCGTATGAAAAGATGTTGTTCACATACACATTGGCGGACCACTCCACGAACAATGACCCGCCCTTGAAGCCGGTCAACGTGGTTTCCACCAAGGTACGCCAACCGCCGCGGGATGTCTGAATAGTGCTTGATTCCCACGCGGCGGCGGGCACTCCCGTGTCCACTTCATTGGTCTGTTCACCACTGCCCACCCGCTCATCAAACCACACTTGGTGCAGGGCGTAGTCCTTCAACCGGGCTTCATCCACAAAGGAACCCGGCAGCTGTGTCCGGTCCAAGGTGGTGATGGAAGACTGTTGTGCCCGTAGTTCCTGGTTGAAAAGGTCCGGGGACACAGACCGGCCTTCCCGGACCTGTGATTGCGTCCACTTCTTTGTCATGCCCGCACCCCTGCAACCACGCGGGTGCCCTTGGTGGTGTATTCGTATTCGTACCCGACCAACACCAAGTCTTCCGTGGTTTCCATTTCAAAACAGAACCACGCGGCAGACTGATGGGCAACACTGAAACGCAACGGCACCAAGCGGTCAATCCGATACTGACCGGTCCCAAGGATTGTGGCATCCATGGTGGTCTGTGGCGTACTGTCCGGGGACTGTGCCGTGTACGTCTGTTCCAAGGTGGGCACCAAGGAGAAGTCTTTATAGTGCCGCATGGTGATGGAAGGGCGGCCCGTGGTCATCACCCACAGTGTCACATATGACACCTGTTTCTGTACCTGCGGGTCTCCAAAGGAGTGCCACGCGGAACGGTACGCGGAAACCGGCGGGCCGTTGTCCACAAGGGCCGGTTGCGGGTCCGCGTTGTAGTCCTTCCCCAAGGTCCGTTTGGCACTGATAACAAACAGGCCGCGTTGGGACTGTGTGCCGCCGGTTTGACTCCCTGTGTGATGGCCAAACACCACAGTGCCGTCAAACAGGGTGGTGATAGCTCCAACCGGGAAGCCGGTGCGGGTTGTCCAAGCGGACAGGGACTCCGCACGGGTCAAGCGGTCCACGTGAAGGACAAGGCCAAGGTTGGGCCGGTCATTCCCGTCCACCGGGATGTACAGGTGATATTCCCGCGTCTGTTCCGAGAAACACCCCACCGCCTTGGTGTGACAGTCCATAGTGATACGGCGGATGATGTCATCCTGTGGGACGGTCAGGTTGATGACTTCATTGACCGCACCACCGGACAGGCCGCCCACCACTGCATACACCCCGTCCACCGCAAGGAAGACAACCCCAAGGCCGGGGACTGTGGCTATTGAATGGGGTGCCCGGCACGTCACACCTTCCGTCAACGTGGTGGCCGTGAACCCGTCCTTGTAGTTGCCCTGAATGATGTCAATGCCGTTTTCACGGAACACCAATAGCGTGTTGTAGTTCCCAAACAGGGCCGTGATGGACCCGCCACGGGCGGACAGTTCAATGAAGGCGTCCGCGGCAAACTGTTCAACCAAGCCGGCGGTGGAGTAGTACAGCACACGGCCATCTTCAATGCCACCATCCAACCACAGGCACCCGGAAAACAGGGCGGAAAAGCGTGCCCTTGGAGCTGGAAGGGGACCTGTTGCGATTGCCGGGGCCGGTTGGCCAAGGTTGGCGGTCAGGACGGCATCAAAGAACGTGGGTTCCACGTTGTTCCTGATAATGTCAATGAAGTACAGGGACGTGTCCCCTTGGTTCACATAGTCGTCGGAATAGTTGGAAGTCCGGTACAGCTTCCGCGCCACAGTGCCCGCGGGTCCGGTGGGAATGTCCAAGGCGCAAGCGTGTCGGAACCCTTCCGCGTCCTTGTCAAGCCCCCACCGCACACTGTTCAACACACTGGTTGGACCTTCTGACCCCGTGTCAGTGATGAAGGACACAGACCAACCAAAGATGGCTTCCTTGTCACCATCTTCACCGGTGGTGTTGTTTGAAAACCCCAACCCCCACCGCCCACCATCAGGGATGCCCAACCCGTTGGACGGGCACCACAGGGTCACGGCACCGTTGCCAAAGGCGGAAGGCGGCCCAAACCCCGGCGGCTTCCCAATAGGCTTGACCACCCGCGGTTCAACAGGGGTGGGGAGTCCGTCAAACCCAAACGGGCGGATACACTGCAACGCCGCGGACGCATTGTGTGAACTGTTGGGGAGTGGCCACGGGTTGACCAGGACGGGCCGGTCAACACCATTGGTGATGACAGTGCCGTGGCCTGTGTCGGTGAACCAGGACCCGGCATCCGTTGGGGTGGGGATGTGTCTGCCGGACTGCAAGGTCAACACCTGTTCCACACCATCCGCTTGGAACAATAGGTGCAGGTTGCCGTCCGCTTCATACAGGACGTGTTGACGTGCCCCGCCCGCAATCCCCTGGGTGCAGTGCAGGGCGTACACGGGGCCGGTGTTGGTGAAGGGCAACCAACTGGTTGTCCCCGGCTTCCACGGTTCGTACCCCACGCGGGTTGACCACCCGCCCGTTGTTTTGTCAATGACAAGGTTGTCCGCCCTTCCCGCGTCCTGCGGGTTCTGCGGCAACTTGGTGGAGACTCCACCCGCCAACGGGGTCTGGTATACCTGTTGCTTCATGGCGTGAACGTCAACTTGCCAAAGGGGTTGCGGACGTACCGGTATCCGGCAGTGGGGCTTCCTTTGATGATACGGCGGGGCACGGCCTTCAAGTATGCCTGTTCCATGCCCTTGAACAGTGTGTCCTTCTTCCGGGCGTACACTGCGGACAGGGCGGGGTTGTCCACCTTCAAGGTCAGTGACTCCAAGGCCGCGTATGCAATCAGTTGGGCGTATGCGTGGGGGACCAACGGGGCATCCTGGTCTTCCTGCAAGCGGGACGGGTTCACCAACATCCGCACGTTCAAGTCCTGGTCCTGTGACACATGCGGGTACAGGTTGATGGACTGATATGCCGCGGACTGATTCCACTTGTACCGCACGGCAGACGTGTGGAACGGTTGCGTGGACAGGTGGGACAGCTCCAACCGCGGCTTCAACACCATCCCACCAAAGGCCGGGTTGTCCGGCGGCACGGTGTCCGCTCCCGTTGTCACGCCTGTGGGTTCAAGGGGTTCCGTGTGCCGGATACGAACCGGGGCAAGGATGCCGGCTTCCGGGCACGTGAAGTAATACCGCCGCCAAAGGCCGGTCTGTGGGTCAAGCGGTTCCGGCTTGAAGTTCAAGGTTTCCGTGTCTGTCAGGTTGTACGTGGACACCTTGGAGAAGGCGGATTCCCACCCATCAGACACGTCCCGCCGGTACACGGGAAAGTTGGTAGCGTTGGGGCCGGACACGTTGACCATGTACACGTTGATGGTGCGGATGCCTTGACCAACCCCGGATACCTTGGTCACGCCCCGCACGGTGTTTGGCCCTGGAACCACGCGGCCTTCTGTCGGCAGGTACGCTTCAATGGTGCCCAACAGGTCCGGGTCAAGGTTGGCGTCTTCCAGCTCCCATTGGGACAGAAACATAGCCTTGGCCGGAATCCCCACGTGCGGGTCCGCCACGTTCTGCACTTGCAGGCAATCAGACGGCAGGAACACTTCCCGCCGCCGCAGGTTGACCGTGTACGTGCCGGTCAAGCCTTCAAAGGGCCGGTCAATGAAGGCGGTAGTGCCGTTCTTCACCCATGCCAACTTGTGCCGGATGTTGAACCCGCCGGGAGTAGTCCCGGACAGTGTGGCCCCGGTGAAGTTGGACCCCGGAAGTACCTGACTTGTGGACACCGGGATTGCCGCACCCGTGACCTGGTTGGACCCGGCGGTGAAGGTG